CTGTATACTGAACAGAAGCTGGAGCCGTTGTGCCATCTTGCGTCTGAAGAACTAATGCAGTCACCGTTACGTTATGTGCAACAACCGTTGTACCGCCATCAAGTATTTCATCAGTCTGGGCTGCAACAATCTGTGCGCCAGAAGACGATGTACCAACTTCGTAACCAATATCACCTGTTCCAATTACTGGAGCAACGTCACAAAAGATCTTAATGTTGGTGATAATTGTATTTGCTGGCTGAGTAAACTCGCCAATAGTCGGGCTATCACCCGCTGTTGAGTTTACTGTAACGCCAGTGGCAAAACCAACGTGTTGTACGAACTTATTCGTAACTATGCCTGTAGAAGCAATAGATGCAACGTCTGTCACAGCACCTGTAGTCGCGTTTTTTGAAATTACTGTAAAACCGTTTTCGGACCGTACTGGTCCGCTAAATGTAGAATTACCCATGATGATCTCCTGTCGTGGGTTAAGTCAAACGCCCAATGCGTCTGTCAGGGATAATAGCAGGATACATAAGTTTTTCACAAAAAGAAAGAGGCGATTCGAAAACCGCCTCTAGTTAAAGAGCTAAAATGAATGCCCTATATTAACACAAATTATGCTCCGGGTGAACCGAAAACACAACGTGGGTCAGAAAAGCCGAAGCTGTAACGCTCACGAGCTTTAAAGCGCATGTTGCCTGTGTCAAAATCAGCTTCCATATTTGTCCGCATAGGTGAGCGATCAAAGTGCTTGAAGCCATTTGGAGCATCAGTTTTCAAGAAGAACGCATCAGGATCAGTCAAGAAGTGATTAACTGTATATCCCTCTGGGAGCATTCCCATGTTCTTTATTGCGTTTATATCATTGTCTGAAGTGCCAACACGTAATGTTGTTTCCAACAAGCGGTCTGCAACGAATTGCAGTTGCGGTGGAATAATCATTTTTGTGCCACGTAGAGCAATGATCATGTTGCGCTCATCTACAAAAGTAGAAATATCAATCAGAGCATTTTCCAACGAAGTTTCGTTCAGATCAGCCGCTGTTGATGGCTCATTGCGGAAAGTTCCGCCACCTGAAAGTGGGTGGTCAGTAGCACAAAGCTCCTTGCCATCACCGCCAGTAAATGAACTGTCAAACGCATTGTTCAATGTCGCCGCAGCTTTAACCTGCTTTGTGTGCGCCATAGAACGAGCCAAAGCACGAGTATAACGAGCGCCAAGGCGGTCATACAAGTTATCTTCAACTGCTTCTTCAGTAAGAGCAAATGCTAGTGCCACTGTTTCGTGTGTATAACGAGCAGTGTATGCTTCATTTGCATTGTCAAAGGAAACACCCGCACCTTCAGATTTTGTGGGAGCATTCCCAAATCCTACGAGCATGACTTCCTCTTCGAACGCACGATCTGATGATTCAGTTTCGTAAATCTCAGCGTGTTGATCGTCGTATCGGTCATATTCCATACCAAACAGGGCGTTTAAACCCGGTTCAAGTTCTTTGACAAGTTGTGAACGTGAAATAGCCATAATTCAATCTCCCTATGCTAACCCAGCGCCTTTAACGCCGAATATATGGTTTTGAATGACAACTTTTACATTCGTATTTGCTGATCCCACATCACTGTTCTCAGGGTCTTGAGAAATATCAATAGCTTTGAGGGAAAGCGTAGTTGCAGTTCCTCCATCACTTACCTTTAATTCTGAGCCTGAAATACCAGTAGTTGTGCTACCCGCAGTTGTGTACACAATATCAAAATTGCCGAACAAGTCAGCAATTGGGAATGCAGCATCAGCTTGCACTTCAAAGACAACCATAGGATCATCAATGATGAAGGCAATAATGTCAGATGCATTAGTGCTTGCAGGGTAGAAGTTTGAGAACTTTTGCTCTCCAGTTGTGGGGTCAGTGAATTGACATCCGTTAAATACGCCAACAATAGGTACAGTCCCGCCATCGGCGTGAATTTCCACTGTTCCACCAGTTACTTGCATAACCATGTCACCTTGGAAAATAGCTGTTCCGTAGTTTGCGGCGATTCTGTATCGGCTTTGTCCACCAGTATAAGGGGTTCCCCCTACACGACCAATGGGACGTAAACCGAAGGCAGCGTCTTGATTCGCCATTTTATCTATCCTTCAGATTTGTTCTGTGAACCAAAGCTCACGGAAGATTTACGTTGCGCAGCCATCTTTGGCATCGCAGGATTGTTTTCTCTCATCCAATCACGATCAACTGCTTCCATCTGGTTATTGGTAACTTGCTGATAGTGTTGATTTCGCTGATCTTTGATTTCATTGGGAATACGCGCAAGAACAAGACCGCCGACACCGATAATGCCTGCGTTGCGCCCTTCATCAACAACTGGACCTGCCCAATCTGGATATTCTTCGGAACGAACCAATTCATATCCTTCTTGCCGCCGCTTATGGACGTTAGTTTTATCATCAAATTCCATTACGGATTCCCGAATGTAACGATGTGAGTAGCCTATTGGTGGCTCCGGCGCTTCTAAAGCTGAACCGGGACGCCATACTTTGCGCTCTTCGCGCTCCCGCGTGTTTACTTCGCGTGACGATCTATCAGCCATTTTAAGCCCTCCGACTTTCTAATTTAGCAACTTCAGCGGCGTATTTTTCCAGAGGTATATTTAACTTCTGTGCTAAAGCAACTTGACCTGCGTTTAATTCAACGTTCTTCTTCCGTCCTGATTTTAAGGAGCGAGTACCACTCCCGGCAGGAGTGACGGATTGGACGTTTTTCCGCTCACCCTGAAACTTATTCGGCATTTCATATCTCATACGCTTGTCTATCTCAGCGTAATAATCATCGCTAGTGGGGTCAAAGCCCTCTTCAGCAACTAATGTTTCATGAATAGCCTTAGCTGCACTAGTCATGACTTTATCGCCATTAGGACCAAACCAAGCATTTTTACCCATCCAAGACTCAAGTTTTGAATCTCTTTGCGGGGCTTGTTGTGGAGCTTGTTGTGGAACTTGCTGTTGCTGTTGCTGTTGCTGCTGTTGCTGCATAGCTTGTTGATCTTGAGCAGAACGCTGCTTTTGAAGCCTTAAACGTTCTTTTTCTATGGCTATTTGACCAAGTGCTGTCTGGGCATCAGCAGACTTATCGTAGTCTCCTGCCTCCATAGCTTCAGTATAGGCTCTTTTAGCTTGTGCTTCCTGAGTAGTTATTCTGCCCTCATATTCGGACATATAGCCCTTATCTAAGGTAGCCAATCGCTGTTTGTACTGGTCATTCTGCGTTTGAACTTGCTGAATATACTGAACCGCAGCCGCCGCCTCCTCTTCTGCTTGGCGTCTAGCAGCAGTTAACTTTGCAATTCTCTTATCAACTTTTTTGCTGTAACTGTCTAATTCCTCATCATCCTGAACATTTGTTCGGGTTACGTCAGAATCAGAATTGGCACTAACAACTTCCGCGTCTTCTATTTCAACAGAAGTCATTTCTTGGTCTTGAGTTTGATCTTGAACTTGAACTTGTTCTTGGTCTTCAGGCTGCATAAGTTTTCTTCCTCTTAATCGGACTATACATACGAAATATCTTTAGGGTCAAGTATTGTTGCGATAATATTATCGTCATTTATGACGCGGACCTCAAGACCTTCCACTTTAAACCTATTTCCAGCATATCTTCCTATAAGAACCCAGTCTTTCTCAGAACACCAAGCCCCAGTTGGGAATTTCTGGGAGTCTTGGTATGCGTCTGGACCAAGCTTAACAACATATGCCGCTACAGTCGCAAAGGCTTCTCTATCCCTAACCGCATCAGGAACATACACACCGCCCTTAGTTTTCTCGCTAGGATAGTAGGGTATTATTAACATCCTATATCCTGTGGGCTGTGGCAGTCTTTCTAAAACAGAACCTTCCATTTGAGACGGATCATTCTCGTTCTTATTCTCTCTTGGCTTGCCAAAAGCTGCCTTTACAGGCTTGGGGATATCCTCCATGCCCTGTGGTTTTTTATATTTTTTCGCAACGTTATCAGGAACGTATAATTTCTTAGTCATCTGCCATCTCTATGTTTTTCATTGCTGCTCTGATCTCTTCCTCCATGAAGGTAAGACCCTTGATTTGGCCTACGACATACCTGTATTCTTCAAAATTTGCGACATTACCTGTGCCAAGCGTGACTTCTAAATCACCTCTTTTTTGGCGTAATTTCTGATACAAGTAATCTGTTAAGTTTAAAGCGTCCATGTATGCCTCCCTATAGTAGTTTATACTACGGAGTGCAAAACACAAGTATATATCCCAGAAATTTAGAAAACACCCTCAAATCTTTGGGGTTTAGATATTGGACTAAACTTTTTTACGGGGTCTGCCTCTTTTCTTTGAGGCTGTTTTTTTGGCTTCTTTATTTTTGGGCTTTTCAACCCAAGCTTCATCTTCTGGCGTTTCTGGATCATCTGAAATAAAATGCCCCCTATTATCACGAGCGCGAACAAGCTCTACTTTCTCCAAAACCACACCTGTTTCTGCGGCACGAGTCGCAAGTTTTTTTGCCTTCTCAACTTCAATCATCTTCTCACGAACACTGCTAACCATTATCCTAGTCCTTTCGCTCTTGCGTTTAGGGCGGCTATGTCACGCTGCGTCTGAACACGATCTTCTGCAACCCTTGTCTTATCTGCCAAAGCCTCTTCCTGAAGCCTCAACCTCTGTTGATCAATCTGAGAATCCATAGTCTCTTTTTCGCGATCAAACTCCTGCCGCTGCGCAAACTCATTTGCCTTACGCTGCACATCTGCTGATTTTATCTGCAACTCCTGTTGCCTTATCGCAACTAATGGATCTTGCCCTTCACCAACAGGTTCTACAGTTTGAGCGTATTGCTCTGTCATCTCAGCAATAATAACCGCAGCTTGACGATCAATCGCTACTTTAAGCATCTGCATAGCCTCTGGGTTCTGCTGAACTTCAGGGCCAGCTTGCTCCATAACCTGCTGTTGAGCCTGCTGTTCAGCCAGCATGCCAATGTGTTCTTGTATGTGGCCCTGTAAAATAGCCAAAGTAGCAGCATTCATCTGCACAACAGGCGTACTCATAATCGCCAAGTGCGTCTCTATGTGCGCTTGGTGATCCTGATCAGGAAATGCTTGCGGAGGAGCGCCAGTAAGAGCCATTTGATTTTCTTTTGCTGCATTTACAGGCTGTGGAGAAGGTGGGGCAGGCAAGATGGAGTCAATATTGTTAACACCCAGAGCCTCATACATCTTGCGATATGCTTGGTATAAGCCTTGCGGACCACCGTGTATTTGCGGATTTGACTGCACTAGCTGCAACTGAGTTTGTGCCAAAGCAATCCTCTGGGCCATAGAGAATATATTAGGATCACTGACTGGTAGAACATCTACCCTACCGTCAAAGTCCTGCGCAAAAACTTCAGGACCAAACTCAGTAGAAGGCATGTACGGATATGCTTGAATACTCTGTGAAAATACACCTGCTAAAAGCTTAAACTCAAGCTTCTGAGAGTAGTGCATGCGCTTATGAATGGCGGACATAACCTTAGTTCCGCGCTCCATAATAGCCATTGTGGTGCCTACGGGAGTTTCACCACCCATTTCTCCTATCTTCATGTCTGCCATAGCCGCAAAGCGGCGTCCTGCGTCCACAAGAGTGCCTAAAAGGTTGTACAGCGTACCAGAAGGCTCTTTAAACGGTAACGGCATTAGGGAGTTGCGTATGTCAGTCCCTGCTACGTCTATGTCTCTAAACTCCCCCGGTTGAATCGCACTGTCTTCATCACGAATACGCGCCCCACGAGCTTTAAACCCTGCGGGTAAGTTAGACAGAGTACCAGCGTCAATAAGCTGTCTCAAAATAGACGTAGAAGCTTGAACCAAGCCACCAATCATGTGCGTTAGACCTAATCCATAAAAGCCAAGACCCGGAAGAAACTTGTAATGAACAAAGTAATCCTTACGCCGCTTCAACTGGTCAACTTCATCGTAATTACGACGAATTGACAAAACAGAGCCATTATCTTCTATAATCGTAACAATATAAGGGAGTTTCAAGCCAGTAGGCTCACCCATTTGGTCAAGATCCTCAAAGCCGCCAAGGTCTAAATCTGTGTGTATTTCATACAAGGTAAGCTCTGTTGACGTATTGCTCGGATGAACGCCCTGTATATCATTAATAGACTCTTGAACCTCAGAGTTTTCTTCTTCTGATGTGCCACCTGTGGGCAAATCAACATCACGATAAAAGCCAGCCAACTGAAGCTTTCTAACTTCATTGGAATTCATCTTAATAACATGCGTAATTCTAGGCGAAGACGCTAAGTCAGTTACACCATAAGGAACAACTAAATCTTCAGCGTGAACAAACTGGCTAACAGCCCTGCCCTTGAGCGGGTCAAAGTAAACCTTCTTAAACGTGGACCCAATCACAGGAAGATAGAATAGCATCTGATCCATCTCAGGATCATACTCCTCCATCTCATAGGTAATCATGTAGTTCATGTAGTCTTTAACACGTTCAGCTTGCTTAACCAAAACCTCTGTCTGCGCACCAATAACTTCCGCCCTAACAGGACCACTGGCAGGTAACATCTCACGATAAGCTTGTGCTTGAAATTGCGTAACACTTTCAGCCAGTAACGGATGAATAACGCCAGAAGAACCCTCAAACGGCTCAACTCTTTCTTCGTATTTCATTCCTAAAAACTCTAGGCCACGCTTATAAGTGTCTTCCCAATCCTGTCGAGAAGAAAAGTCATCATTAATATCACCAGTTAATTCAGAAGAAATCATGCCTAATTCAGCATCATCTGCAAAGTCAGCCAAGTTTCCATCAAACGGAGCCTGCTGAACCATGACCTCTTCTTCATATTCACCAACAACAGCAGAACCATCGTCAAACTCATAAACATTCTCAGCAGACATGCCTTCAGCTAGTACAGGGACAATTTCCTCCACCAACTCAGGAGGTAAATTATTTATCCCCCCCGGTCCTGCGTCTCTCTCAATAGCCATATCATTTCCTTTTTGGGTGTTGGAGCAGGAACTGCTCTACTGTCATGGAGCAGACACACTCAAGGAGCAGGCTGCACTATTCGGTTGGGAGGACACCATAGTGCATCTTCCCGCCCCAACTTCTTTAACGTCAACAACATCCAAGCTGCGCGTGTCAACCAACTGATTAACTCCAGACTGCAATCTTGTAATGTTAATGACTGGTTTAGTCATTATCTTACGCCGACAAACTTCGTTCCGCTAATTGCAGCACCACCGCCACGAGAATGACCAGAATTCTCATCCTTCATAGTCGGTGTTGATTCCTTCGGCATTACTTCCTTAACAACACCGTCTTTTTCAGTAGTTTTAGCCATTA